CCTGATTTTGTTTGCCGTATCGGTAACAGTCAGGGCGCAAAGCGGTACTTATCAGATTGGAACAGGCGCAACAATGGCAACCGTTACGACTGATTACACCTTAACAAAAGTAATAGCAATGATCGAAGCATCAATGTCAGCAACGTGAATCAATGCGGTTTTATCCGGAGTTTCAACAACTACCTGATTTCTCAGGAAAAGAACAGCGGTATAGGTATCGTCAACAAAGTCGGTTCCATTCATTTGACTGAATTTCACTTCCATGTTACGTTTCCACCACAACTGAATCTTTGCAGAGTCGGCAAGTGTCATTGTATTGATCGTTACAGCTGTTGATTTAACAACATTTAACCCGCTGATCGAATACTGACCGTTTACATCTTTCACGAACAAATACTGTCCGTTTGCATCTTTTGCGCGTTTGAAGCGGTTGAAGTCTTTGGGATTCATCCACAAAACATTCATGCCGCGCTGTTCTGACAGTTCGGCTTGCAAAATCATGTCATCAACCAAGTCGCCAATATTGGCTTTTTCAACTTTACCAGCAGTTGCGGTAGTTGCAGAATTGTAAGCGGTTGCGTGTCCAACAATTCCGTAAATATGATTCGGCTGAGTTGAGTCATTTCCGTCGCCGGAATAACATTCCAAGTCAGTGAACAACATTGCTTTTTCCTGCATTTTCATACGGAAAGCAGAAGCAACATATTCAGCATCTTCCAGAAGTTCGGCAGTAAGCGGCAATTTTGCGCTGATCTTACACATTGCGCGGGTCTTTTCAGTTGCAGTACCAGTATCGGCAGTTGCCGGGCCGGTTCCTTCACCCACATAACCCACGTTCGAAGTGTAAGCACCTTCAACCCACAATACGCGGTTTTTATCGTTTCCGATTACACCAACATTCAGATAAGGCATGAAAGCCAAAGCGCGTTCAGGGTTAAACTTAACCTGTAAACGCTGATTAGTCATGTTTACAGTTCCGGTAATATCGGATGTAGCGGCCTTTACCTGGAATACACTTTTGGTTTTAAAACCGGCGGCTTTGGCATCCTTAAATTCTTTCGAATCAAATAACAGTTTGATTGACTTTTCAAGGTTATCAGACTCATCTTCTTTCTTCGCCATTTTAGACTTCTGAATCTCGATGTTCTGATCATCCAACTGTTTTTGCATGATCGGGATAAGCGCGGCCAGTCCTTTCGTTTCTTTACCGTCTCCCTGAATCATTGTTTTAAGTTCAGTAAGTAGTTCTCCGTCTTTAGCGGCTTCAACTAATTGTTTAACCTTAGCCTGAATTTCTCCTGACTGTTTTTCCATCCACTCCCCGAATGATTTCGATTGTTCATCGGTAAACCCGGCCAATACAAGCGGAGTCATCATAATAACACCTGAGCCCGCAGCGGTATTAATGCAGGCAAAAACAACCGCGATAAGCAAAATAGCCACAAGGCCAAATACCCATTTAAATAACGTTTTCATTATTAATAATTTAAATTGTTTGTAAAAAAGTTTGAATCAAAAATTATTGATGACTTATTTTGCGGCTCTTCTTCCGGCGCCCCTTCCTGAGTCGGAAGTTCGGAGAATACAAGCGATTTAAGCTTCTGTATTTCAAAATTAATATTTTCATTTCTTACGATTGCCAGTACCCGATCAAACTCATTTTCAAGGTATGCAATCTTTTCTTTTGATTTCATTGACTGAATGACGGCCAATGGATTTGCGGCAATGGTAACAAGACTAACCTCATACAAATTGATTTTTTTCAGGATTCGCACCTGGTCACCGTTTCGCATTTCTTCCGAAGAATCAACAACCCGATACCCGATTGACATTTCTTTAAGAATACCTTCTTTGACTTTCGTCTGAATATCATCTTCAGCGGCTGACAATTTTACTTGCAACCAAAGACCCTGAACATCTTCTTTAATATCCTGAATCTTACCGATCGGATTCCAGATATCATGCTGATAACAGAATGCAATCCGGTCTTTCTTTTCTGCAAGCGTATCAGAAAAGGCACCGGCGGCAATGATATCTTTGTACGAATCCAGATTACCGAAAAAAGCACCGTACCCTGATATGATCAGGTTACCTGAATCATCTGCTTTGTGTTCGGTAATTTCGAATGACTTAAATTCGAGCTTTTTCATTCATGTGGGTTGTTGTCGGGTTTCCCCTGTAAATTTTCGTTAAATGTACAACGATAAAAAATAATTTGCAAATAAGTTTGTAAATTGATACAATTGTGCTATATTGCGCCTTATTCAATCACAAATTAAAACAAATCAATCATGGATGAAATTAAATCAAAAAGTTACACACTTTATGGAGAAACGGGTAATTGGCTTGGTCAGGTAGTATTAACATCTGATGGAATGTTTGCATCTGTTACCGATTATGGCAATCTATCATACGCATGGAGAAGCTACGGAACAAACTTCAGAGAATTTATTATTAGCCTTAATGTTGGATACTTCGGATCAAAAATGTATTCCGGTATTGCCTATATTTCCTACGGCAAAAAATTTGAAAAGGCTTGTGATCGATTTGCTGAAATGATATTGCCACCACTTCAAAAAATGCTTCGTGAAGAAATTGAGAAAGAAAAAACTATTTAGATTATTCAAAGCCTGACTAATAATCAGGCTTTTTTTATTAAACTATTTCATGCAGCACCGTACACCTACAATTCACAACCTCACTTGCTTCACCGGCAGGATCTCCCGGAAATAATAATCCGTTTGCAAACCGTTCATCTTTGCGAAGTCCGCCCCGCTGAATACTATCTTGTTCAGCAAATATGTGCGATGGTCTGATTCCCTGCAAATGTGATGTACTCCAATACTTCCGGTACTCTAATCCGGTTGAATCAGCCGCATATGTTGACGACTGATTGCTTGCTGATATCATTTCAGTTTGTGCTATTGCCTTTGCCCGCGCGCGTACATTGCCCCTGATACTTTGTCCGATTACATCAGTTAAATTTTGCCGTATTTTGTCAATGCCAAAACCGCCTAATTCGCCCTCACTGATCACTTGTTGAATAATTGAGTTAATCCGGTCTGATGTTGTGTTTGTAATTGTCTTAATCCGGGCCGCATAGTCAGACGTGCCTACGAGTTGCTGCATGTGACGTTCGTAAACTGATAGGTATAGGTCGTCCTCGAGAGACTTCACCGCTCCGGCCTGTTTTTGCGCTAACATCTGTTTCCGAGTCATTTGTCCAAGTCGGGCAGACATAGGATAGAACGTACTGAAAAATTGCTGAATCGGTTGTTCACTTACCTTTATTTCATTCCACATCGAGGGCGGCAAGTTTTTTGCACGGTCAAGGAATTGAGTATATTGAGATTTTAAAGCCGACTGAACTAATCGTATTCCTTTACGCTCTATTGCGTTACGGGTGCGGATATAGGCTATTTCGAATTTACGGGTGGAGGGTTTCATTTGATTTCAGGTAATTCGATTGTTTGATCTTTTAGCGAATGATGGCAGTCAGATAAATATTGAATCATACCATCGCGAATAAATGAGTGGCATCGATCTATTTCAATATTATATTCACCTGTAATAGGATTTTTACGGTAACTCCAAGACAAATAAGAAGGGTTTATAGTTGGTCTTTCAAAGTTCCCGTTGAATTCCCATATTGGAACTTTTTTTGGATTTTTTGGATTTATCTTTATCGTATCCGTTTTATTGTCATTGAGTGCATGCAAATGACCACATCCAGGACAATGAAAATAAAGTTGAGTTGAATTTATGTCTCTTTTAATCTTTGCCATGTCACTTAGTTATTTCGTATAATCCCCAAAATCTTTAGCGTCCGTATCTTCGCTATCCAACGGCTCTCCGTAATCACTCAAAAAAGTGTCACCCATCGAAATAATAGGTTCATCCATCAGCGGGTTATCAATCGGTTCTTTGCCTGTTGCTTTGCGGATCTCATTCCCAGTCCATCCGGCTTGTTTCATCCAACCTACTTTTAGTTCCATTCCTTCCTGAAGTTCTTCGACTTCAGAATAATCCCACCCCCACGACATTCCCTGATATTCAGTATCGTAAATTGTGCAATCGTTCAAACATTCCGTAATTGCATCGAGATTAGGCATAATGCAATCAGTCCATGCAGATTTGCGGGCCGTACCCATATTATTGTAAGTCTTTTGTCCGTATCCCATCAGCTCAGGAGGGAATCCATAAACAGCACATAAAGCAATGATCCCGGAATTACTTGATTCAATTATGGTCATGTCTGCAAGCTTATTACCTAAATCCAACTTCCCAAATTTATCTTTCAATACTAACGGCAAATGTCGGTTATTGTCATCAGATGCGCGCTTGATCTTCTTGACAATGTCGTCACGCTGCGGATCGCTCATCCGGTTCTGCATTGGATCAGTGCCGGTTTCTTTGAATAAAATATACGGCGGGCCCTGGTTCTCAAATGCTTTTGTTTCTGTGATTTCGATTTGATTCAATTTTGATACCGTATTGGCAGCGGCCCGAAGTGGTGACATACCATGTAATGTATTTTCGTCCGACCAATTCGGGTTAAACAATTTCCCGTGATAAACAGTTTCAACAGGTAACTCTATTTGATAGTTTCCTTCAATTTTATACCCCCGTACTGGCTCAAAAATAGTACCTTCGATAATTTCAACATCATTGGCCGGAAGTAAATGAAGTTCTGAAACCTTGCCCTTATTGGCCCCGGCATCAGGTGCCAGTTTGTATACGAACCATTCACCTATAATCAATTTGTAAATCAGCATTTGAGTTATTGCATCGTTTGTGTTCAGCGATTTGTTGAACCGGTCACGAAATTTCAGCAATTCATGTTTTTCGACAACATTCCCGGCGGCATCTTTTAGCACTAATTTAGCCTGTTTTCGCATTGCGTCGATCCTAGACACGATTGAGTAAACAGTTGTATTCGATGAATATCCTTGCTTCAGATACGCGTCCGGATCATCAGGAATTGAGTTTACCGTACCTTCGTGGATTTTATACTCGTAAAGTGCGCGCTGAATTGGATCTTTTACTTTATTTCGGCTGAAAATATCGAATAGTGCCATGTGGTATATATTTTTGCGAAAATTACAAAATTTATTTGCAAATACAAAATACTATAAATCATCCCATGAAACGTCAACCGGCCCTCCCGACTGTGCGAAGTCACCCAAAGAGTAAGCATACCGGCAAGCATCTTTTAAATGGTTCATCCAATCTTTCGGCGTATTGTCAAATCGCTTATTCGCAGTTTGACGGTTTGGCGGTAATTCCTTCCATTGATAATATTTGTTTTCACGTATCAGGTTTAAACTTGACTGAGTTACCAAAACTTTATGTGCTTTCAGAAAATCAATACCGGCCATGATTGAACCTTGCCCCTTTTGCGCCTCAATTGCATTTATGCCCAACCTTCGTAACTCTTCAATACTTTTAGGCTCAGCCGAATCACAAACAACTACCTGACCTTTGTATCCGTCTGCAAACAGAAACGATGAAATGTCGGGATTTGTTAATCCAGTCCGATACATTCGTTCATCAAAGTAAATTCTATTTCTCCATTTTATTGTCTTTACAATTGCAGTCGGATCGTTTGAGAACCCGAAATCAAGACCATACCAATGTCCATCAATTTCAGGAAATCGCTCGATCTGTTCCCAAATCGGAAATATACGACCTTCAGTAATACCACCCCACTCACCTAAACAATATATTTTATAGTAGTTCTTATCAATAAACTGATAACCCTCTAATTCTGCCTTGTATGCCTCATCAATAAACCGGTTATCTTTGTATGTAGTTCTGACAAAATTAGTCTTTACGCTTACATTTTCATTGTCAAAAAAGTACGATTTAATCCAATGTTCTTCGTCAATCGGGTTGAACGTTAATGTAATTTGCAATCCTTCACGACCACGCAAACGTAAATTTAACTGGCTAAAATCTGCCTGGCTTAGTTCGCTTGCTTCTTCAATCCAGATACGCGTAATACCGGCAATGGATTTAATCTTTTCAGGATCATCCATCGATTTGAAAAGAATACAGCTACCATTTACGAACTGAATAAATTGAGTTGATTTGTTTTCGGTATAAAAGTCCTCCAATCCCCAGGAATTTAGAATTGAAACAAACAAAGCAACTACTGAATCCTTTAATGTAGTTCCAACTTTACGAATAACAAGTAACTTCTCAGGCTTTTGTAAACATCTGATTATTTCATGTTGTGTTTGCGTAAATGATTTGCCGGAACCAGCCCCCCCGTAATTAATAACAAAACGCTTATCAGACTTTTGTAAAGTACCAATAAGCGGATTAAATATCTCGTCCCTGTGTTTGTTGAGGTCGATTATCATTATTCAAATTTTGGCGGTCTGACTTCAATTACAGACAAGCTTCCTGAAATTTCTTGACTGATTTTATCACCATATTTTTTAGGTTGCATTTTGGCTAATATCCATTTGCGAGCATCGACT